GTCATGGAGCTCGTGACTGACGATGCGTTCCTCAATTTTTTATCATCGTCGGAGACGGAGAAGGGCGCAGATGCGCCTGGCTCTGCCTCGGCGAGTTCCGAGGCCCATTAAGGGCAGACGCATTCGTCAAGTTCACACTGGCCCGCTATAGGAAAGAACGGGACGAGATGGCGTTTAAGGTATACGTCACCGACTCCCTATACCTCATGGGCCAGCAAAAGTTTATCGGTCGCCGATGGTACGACCAAGTCCGGCCCAAAGTATATGAAGATATCGACGCCGCCGCGGTAGTGGCGGATGTCACAACAAGGGCGGGATTGGTGGTCGTATGAATCTGCTCGACCTCGCCGTCAAGATCACATGCGACGACCAGGCATCCGGCGAGGTCGACAAGATCGGCGACGGCATCAAAAACAAATTGGGCATCGCGGCTAAAGCAGGCGTTGCGGCCGTGGCGGCAGTCGGTACTGCGACGGTCGCCATCGGCAAGACAGCACTCGACGCATATTCGAATTATGAGCAGTTGGTCGGCGGTATCGATACCCTATTTAAGTCATCGTCGGCCAAGATGCAGCAGTATGCCGCAAACGCCTACCAGACGGCCGGTGTCTCAGCCAACCGCTATATGGAGATCTCGACGAGTTTCGCCGCGGCGTTGATCAGCTCGCTCGGCGGCAACACCGAGGCTGCAGCCGATATGGCCAATACCGCCATCACGGACATGAGCGACAATGCCAATAAGATGGGTACATCGCTCGAGACCGTCCAAGAAGCGTATATGTCGCTGTCGCGTGGCAACTACGAGATGCTCGACTCCCTGAAACTCGGCTATGGCGGTACTAAATCGGAGTTGGAGCGCCTGCTCTCAGACGCCGAGAAGTTCTCGGCAGCGCAAGGCAAAGTGCGAGATTTCTCGGTCGACTCGTATTCCGATATCGTCGAGGCTATCCATATCGTGCAAGACGAGATGGGCATCACAGGCACGACGGCGGAAGAGGCAGCGACTACCATCGAGGGCTCTGTCAACATGGCAAAGGCCGCGTGGGATAATTGGCTTGCCGGCCTCGGCAACGAGGACGCAGATATGGAAGGCCTGACTGATCAGCTCGTCCAGTCGGTTGTCATTGCGGGCAAGAACATCATCCCGAGGGTCGGCCAGATCATGACGACCCTCGGCCAGACGGTTGCAGACTATGCGCCTGGTGTCGGCCTCTACCTCCGCAACGCGCTCATCAATGTCTTGCCTGAAGCCGTGCAAGGGCCGATGCGTGACGCATTCGCAGGCGTCGACAAAGTCGTCGGCAAACTCGAAAGCGTATTCAACGACAATTTGAAGCCGGCGGCAGATGCGGCCGACAGCGTTTTCAGTGCCGTCAGCTCGGGTGTCAAGACTTTCGGCGATAACATCAACGAGTTAGTACTCCCCGCGATCGACACGCTATCGCCTGCCTTCAATGATTTCTTCAGTGCGATCGAGTATGCGCAGCCACTGCTCGAGTTCATCGCGAACCTCTTCGGCGTCGCATTGGCGGCGGCGATCAGTACGGCCATCAAGCTGTTTGCAGCCATCACTGAGGTCGTCGCGTTTGTCATCACTGGTTTCCAGCAGCTGTATGAAGACATCTCAGGTTTCGTGACAGGTGTCGTGCAATTCTTCACAGTCGACTTGCCGAACGCAATCAATGCATTAGTGCAATGGTTCGCGCAATTGCCTGGCAAAATCGCCGCGTTCCTGTCGACGGTCATCGCGAATGTCGCCGCATGGGTAGCAAATATGGCGTCGAATGCCGTGAGCGCCGGCTCGCGGTTCATCTCCGGTATCGCGGGTTTCCTGTCTGCGCTGCCCGGCAATGTAGCGTCATGGCTCTCCGGCGTCATTTCGACTGTCGTCGGCTGGGTGTCGCAGTTCGCGAGTAACGCCACGAGCGCGGCGTCGCAGTTCGCAAGCAACCTCATCAACGGCCTCGCGTCTATACCAGGCCAGGTGACATCGATCGGTTCTAACATTATTCAAGGTATGGTGAACGGTGTCACGGGTGCCGCAGGCCGTTTGATCAACAGCGTTAAAGGTGCAGTCGACAACGCCATCAATGCCGCAAAAAACCTGCTCGGCATCCACTCCCCGTCACGTGTGTTCCGTAAAATTGGTCAATACACGATGCAAGGTGCGGCACTCGGTGTCGACGATGATGCCGACGTGTTGTTGAGGTCTACAGATAGTGCGATGCGCGGTATGATTTCAACGGCACAAGATATCGCCATGCCCGGTGTCAGCAGCACTGCCGGCGGCGAATCGGCCGTTATCAGCTGGTTGGCCGAGAACCTGCCATCCATCATCGCTGAGTTCACGCCCGTTATGGGTGAATTGGAGTTCGGGCGCAAGGCGAGAAAGGCGGTCGCGTATGCTTGATGTCAAATACAAGTCAAATGCGGGGACTGTCATCCCGCTCAATTCTGGTGTATATGTCGGTAAGCCAAACGACCTCTTTAGCCGCGAATGGGACTACAAAATCGGGTATCGCGCACTGGCCACGGCCTCGCGCGGTGCCCGCAAGGTCTCATTCAAGGCATTTTTCGCAAACATGGCGCAGGCTGACGCTTTCCGCCGATGTGCCGACACTGACATGCAGAAGGGCACGCCCGGCACTATCTATGTCAATGATTGGTTCCAGCGTTGTTTCGTCGTGGCTTCCGAGGTGGACGGCATCGGTGACAATTTCTTCGCGACCAAGCTCACTTTGGTTTTGCTCGACGGCGTATGGCGCAGGGGGACTACGACGGCGTTCGTGCCCGTGCAGGGTTCGGCGGACTATGAGTTTCTCGACTTGCCGCATGATTTGCCGTACGACCTAGGCGCGACCCCACCGCTGCAATACGCCATCAACCCAGGCTACTCCGACAGCCCAGCGAAGTTTGTCGTGTATGGGCCCGCGGTCAACCCTTCTGTACGCCTGGCCGGCAATCTATACCAGGTGGACGTGACCGTTCCCGAGGGCGGTTACATGGATATCGACCCGTTGCGACGCACCGTCACCGTGGTCGCCGCAGACGGCACCACGATGGACGCATTCAGCAAGGCGCACCGAGGCAGCGGCGTGGGTTCTGGCGAGTATATCTTTGAGCACGTGCCAGTCGGCACGTCTGAAATCTCGTGGGACAATAGCTTCGGCTTCGACTTGACTCTGTACGAGGAAGAGGGCGAGCCTGCATGGTTTTAGTGGTGAATGATCCAACTGTTGGCGATATCCGCGAAATCGAGGAATTCGAGCTTGACATAGCTTTCGGTAGCGACGAGAACGCACTGAAATTGGCGACCCGCGCGGGCGATGTCCCCGAGGAGGGCCAATTTGTGTTCATTGACGGCACCGAGTATGGCGGCGTCGTCGACCAGGCGAGCTACGAGGCCGGCAGGGAGGCATCCGGCTCAATTCTATGCAGGGGCCGCACCTGGCACGGTATTTTGGCAGGCAAGCGCCTGCTCCCTGATTTGGGAAGCGGATACCTCTCCGTCAGCGGCAAGGCTGACGATGTGCTCGCGTCGCTCATCGAGCGCATGGGGCTTTCTGGGCTGTTCTCCGTCGCTCCCGACGATACGTCGGTAAGCTACACCTTCGATCGATTCGTGGACGGCTACAGCGGCTTGAAAGCCATGGCGAAGGCCAATGGTCGCAAGGTCGTCATGCGTTGCAAGGGCGGTAAGGTGGAAATCTCTCTGCCGCCTGTCGTAGACTATGCAAACAAGGTCGATTCCGACCTTTTGGATTTCACGCTGACCTCGGTTCACCGCTGTATCAATCACCTGGTCTGTGCAGGTACTGGCGAGCTCGAGAACCGCGCCGTAGTCCATTTCTATGCGGACACGGCCGGTAACGTCAGCCACACCCAGAGCCTCTTTGGAGTCGACGAGATATGTGCGCTCTACGACTACAGCAACGCCGACGAGGCGAAGCTCGAGGAGGAGGGCGGCAAGAAGCTCAGGGAGTACCAGACCAGAGGCAGCGTCGAGGTCGACGCGCACGACGATATCGACGTCGACGTCGGCGACATCATCTCGGCGCGCGATAACGCACATGGTAAGACCGTTAGCGCGACCGTGGTGAAGAAGATCGTGCAGGTCTCACATGGCGTGGCAACATACAGGTACGAGGTCGGCAGTGAGACCGCGACAAAGAACTCGGCCAGCGCTATCGCCGACGGAGGTGGCGGGCACGCGTACTTTGCGGGAAAGGGCCTGAAGCTCGAGAACTACACGTTTAGTGCGGAAGTCGACGCGGAATCGCTCAAGGCCGTTGAGGCCAAGGCCGACAAGGCCGTAATAGACGCTTCGAACTCGCTCCAGACGTGGGCACAGGCGGATATCGCCATGGGAGAAGTGTCCACGCTCACGGAAGGCTCTAAGGCCACCGCGTCGCTCTCAGGCGAGGGGCTGGTCAAGACGCTCTCACTCGGAATTCCGCGTGGCGCGACCGGTATTCAGGGTCCGAGGGGTGAGCGCGGCCCGCGAGGTGAAATCGGACCGCAGGGCGAGAAGGGTGACACCGGTGAGCGCGGCCCGCGAGGTGAAATCGGACCGCAGGGCGAGAAGGGTGACACCGGCGCGACAGGTCCGCAGGGAGCCACGGGCGCGACCGGCCCGCAGGGTCCGAAAGGCGAGCGCGGCCCACAGGGTATACAGGGCGAGACCGGCCCACGTGGCCCGCAAGGTGTGCAGGGTGCCCAGGGCCCGAAGGGCGATACCGGCGAGGGCTTCTCCATCTCGAAGGTGTACACCAGCTACGAGGCAATGCAGGCTGGGTGGAAGGTCGACGGTGTGGCAGTCGGCGGCTTCGCGATAATCAGCTCGAATGTCGAGGATCCGCACAACGCCGAGCTGTACGTGAAGTCAGCGGATGGCTACTCACTCATCGCTGACATGAGTGGCGCGACCGGCGTCAAAGGCGAGCAGGGCCCGATGGGTCCGCAGGGCCCGGTCGGCGCGACCGGAGTGGCGGGTTCCACGGGGCCGCAAGGTCCAAAGGGAGCCACGGGCGCGACCGGCCCGCAGGGTCCGAAAGGCGACGCGGGCGCGACCGGTGCGACCGGCGCGAAGGGCGCGACCGGCCCAACGGGGCCACAGGGTGTGAAGGGCGAGCAAGGCGAGCGCGGCCCACAGGGTATACAGGGCCCGAAAGGCGAGAAGGGGGAGCGCGGCGACTCTGGCGTCACCGTACCGCTGTCGGGGTTCTTCTCGCTGACGGTCGATTCTGACGGCAACCTTTGGTCGCACGTGGCAGACGGGGCGGCAGCCCCGCCGCTCTCATACGACCCATCTACGGGCGAGCTTTACTATGAGATAGGTGAGTGATCATGGCTAAATACCTTGTAGGTAACATCAAGGGCCCCAAGGGTGATACTGGCGCGACAGGACCACAAGGGCCCACCGGCGCGCGAGGCGCTACGGGGGCTACTGGCCCGCAGGGTCCGAAAGGCGACGCGGGCGCGACAGGACCGCAAGGGCCAACGGGCAAGCAGGGGCCGACAGGCCCCACTGGCCCCGCGGGCTCGCAAGGACCGCAGGGCATCCAGGGGCCTAAAGGCCCGACAGGCCCGCAAGGGCCGATGGGCCCGCAGGGGCCAAGCGGCGGCGAGATCAAGGACACGAGGAACGACAACCAGCCGCCGAGCTGGTATATAAAGAACCACCCGCACGAGACGGTGGTTGAGTTCAAGGTGGCGAAAGCCATCGGGCTTTCGGCCGGCGAAACCTTCGCGACCCTCGTCACCTTCGTGCAATGGAGTGACAATGCCGGCGGGTACCCGAAGCAGGTCGCCATGAGCGGCGCAGACATATGGTGGCGGCACGGCAGGTCGGACTCTTCGTGGACGGCGTGGCAGCACATCCTCGATACCCTCGACACGAACACGACGTGGATCATGGCCCATCGTGTCGGCGAGTACTTGGAGACGGACGGCTCGTTTGACCCGAACAACATCGGCGGCACATGGGTGCAGGTACCGAGTATCGGGCCGCACACGTGGCTCAGGACTAAGTAAAGGAGACAACATGGCAAAGACAGAGAATTTCACCCACTACACCTGCGACCGATGCGGCGTGGACGCGTACCTCCAGCAAGGTGCTGCGGCGGCTGGTGACTGGCGCGAGGTCGAGCGCTTCGACCAGTACGGCAGCAGGGCCACGCGCCTGCTGTGCAAGGGGTGTACGGACGAGTACAAGAAGCTCGCCGCCAAGCACGACGGCGAGTTCCAGCAGTTCATGAGCAACACGAAGGAGTAGCGACATGGCATTTGAAATCGTGGACGGCATGACGGGGACCAAGCACATCAGCTCGGACGACCTGTCGGCGCTCAACGTCGCGACCATCGGCAAAGCAAACTGCGTGCTGGAGTACGGTGACGGTTTTAAGCTCACGATGGCGAGCGCGAACAGCGCAACGCTCGGCACCGGTGTCGGTATGGTTGGCGGCAAGCGCTTTTGGAATCAGGCGGCGACCTCTCTCACCATCCAATCGGGCACACAGGGACAGAAGCGAAACGACTTGATCGTGGCACGTTATGCCAAGACCAGCGCGGGCATCGAGAGTATCACGCCCGTCGTCATCAAGGGCACGCCCACGACGGGCACCGCCGCAGACCCAGGAGTGACGGCGAACGACTTGAAGCTGTGGCGCGTGCCTCTGAATGGAATCAGCGTGGGCGAGCCGGTCAAGCTCTTCGAGCCCGTCGCTTCGCTAGCAACCATCGGGGATTCTGTATCCCATGTCGTGCGCAACGTGACAGTTTCTGCCAACAAGCAAATTGGCTCGCTTTATTGCGGCGGGTTCGATACGGAAATCAAGGCACGAAGCTTCGTGCTCGCGTTTCCACTGTCAGGCACGCGATTTATCATTCCGTCGGGTGACTCAACAGCTGAGAAACAGCATTGGACGATGGTGCAGTCATATTCTGGCAACAATGAGAATATCGGTGTGATGTTTTGCTGTTTCTAGCATTCCGTATCCCAGGCCGTCGTCACGACTTCAGCTAATGGCGTCACGTGTATCAGCATTTGGCAGTATTGTTATTGTCCAGCTGAAAACATTTCTCTTATAGGTCAGAATTTTATCATTTGAGAGGTATTAAATGACTAAATATATTATGACGACCGTTGTGACCACAGTTATGGGTACAATAATCGGTTGGCTGCTGAATGCAATCAAAACCAACACCGGGCAATTGTATAACATGTCATGCCGCGAGCACGAAGAACGCGTACAAAATCGCGCCATGCTCGGTGAGCTACTGTTTTACCGGCTCGAAGATCTACACCGACGTTTTGTAATAGAAGGCCACCCGTGTTCTGCGGCCGACAAGCAACAAGTCGACGACATTTATCACCATTATCACGATGAATTGGGGCTCAACGGGCCGGGTACACACATGTATACTGAGATCATGGACGCACATCAAGACTAAGGAGTAATTATGCAATACCTTCTGCCCGATAAGGCATATAATATCCTCAAGTGGGTCGGCCTCGTTGCCCTCCCAGCCGTAGGTACTTTTGTCGGTACCGTCGGCACGGCTATCAATTGGGAGCCGACTGCTATAGCAGTAACGGTGATCACTGCCGCGGGTACGCTCGTCGGCGCACTCCTCGGTGTGACGACCGCGACGGCGAAACCGGCGAGTGAGTAATGATGGACAGTGTCATTGGAAAGGGTGAGTGATTTGGGTATCAAAGCAAATGCCGATGTGGCTGGACGTCTGCCTAAGCCTCACCCTACTCGGCGAGTGCATATCGTTCGACGATTGGCACTCGCCGCCAGTACTGCCGCTATCGCACTGGCACTCACAGCACCGGCAACGGGTTATGCCTACGAGCGCATCACAAATTACGTCAGCAATGGGCACGGGCCGCTGTCACCGCAATACCTCGTGATCCACGAGACGGCTAACCCGGGCGCGAGTGCATGGAACCATGTGCTTTTGTGGTCGCGCGATGACACTTACGCGGTACACGACGTCATGGAGCTCGACGGCTCTAAAGTGTACGACACGGTACCGCAGAACCGCCTGTGCTGGCACGTCGGCAATGGCAATTGGCGCACGATCGGCATCGAGCTGGCACACGCCACAAACGCCACTGACTTCGCTAAACAATGGACTGAGGCCGTGAAGTGGGCAGGCGATACACTCCGTGCACATGGTTGGGACACCAGCCGCCTGCTCAGCCATTACGAGGCAGCACGCATCTGGGGTGGGTCCGACCATACCGACCCGGTCGGTTATTTCCGTAAATACGGCAAGACTTGGAACGATTTCAAGCGCGACGTCGCCGCCTATATGGGTAGTGGCTATATCGCGCCGATCGCACCTACGGACGGCAACGGAGGCACGTACCAGCCTTCTACATCCGCCACGCGTACGAGTTTCCCGAAGTCCACGGGTAAGAGCGTGAATATCCACTATGCCCTCCATAACCGTTATGGCGCATGGAACAGCGCCGTGACCAACTTCAACGACTCCAATAGTGAGGGTTTCGCGGGTGTACCGTATGGCTCCCACGACATGCTCATTGCATGGGCCGACAGCGGCACCTTGCGCTACCGCGTCCACACCAAGGAGAGCGGTTGGCTCGGCTGGGTCCAAGCAGCCAACTACGACGACAGCGTGAACGGCATGGCCGGCATCTGGGGCCAGGTGATTGACGGCGTCCAGATGTATTACATCACACCGAATGGTGACTACAAGCAAGTCTACTATCGTTCTCAGGACGTCGCCCATGCTGGCTACTGGGATGAGGTATGCGACGACGGCACGACCTACGGTGGCGATGATTACGCCGGTATGTACGGTTACGCGCTCGACCGCATGCAAGCTTATATCTCAGACGGCACCCGCCGTTGATGGAGGATTGGAGAAAGCATGATGTTCGGTAACTACAATGCGTATTAACCTGTCGGCACACCGCAGCAATTCGCCATAGACCAGATGCAGCAGTTTCAGCAACGCGCCCAGATGCAGCAGGGAATGCAGCTGATCCGTGTCACGGGCATGGACGGGGCCAAGGCATACCAAATGCCTCCCAACTCCGTCGTGCCCCTGTTCGACGCAGATAACGACATCATGTATGTTAAAAGCACGGATGGTGCCGGTTTTCCGACCATCCGTGCTTTTGCATTTCAGCCGGTCGAAGACAAGCCAGAACCGGTGCAGCAATACGTGACACGTGATGAATTCGATGCAGCGATGAAGCATCTGAGGGAGGCGATTGACAATGGCGAGTAGCCTATTCGGCGGCGTACAGAAGCCAAACCCACTGCGATCGGCTATGCAGGCTGTCAATATGATGCGCAATGCAAACCCAGAGCAAGTCATGCACCAGATGATGCAGAGCAACCCGCAGTTTGCGGAATTCATCAATGCGAACAAGGGCAAGAGCCCCGAGCAGATCGCGAGTGAGCACGGTATTGATATAAACGCAATTAAACAGATGTTTGGGTAGTGAAGCAGAGCGTACGGCCGTCGACCTACTTGAGCATATATGAGATGTCTATGTCTGAGTATTCACTTTCCGACATCGCGGCCGCTTCCGGCGAGTCCGGCTTCGGCGGCAACAATGCATGGTGGGTGATCATCCTCTTCGCGATGATTTTCGGTTGGGGTGGCAACGGCTTCGGTGGCAACCGCAATGCTGGCGAGCAACCCGTAACTGAGGCCGGTCTGTGCAACGCCATGAATTTCAACGACCTGGCTAACCAGGTCGGGCGCGTGAACGACATGATGCAGACGCAGTTTATGCAGACCAGCCAGGGCCTCGCGTCTGTCGGCTACGAGAACCTCCGCAACTTCGCGCAGACGCAGGACACCATCAAAGACGGCAACTACTCGCTGTCGTCCCAGCTCGCAAACTGCTGCTGCACCACCCAGCGCGGTATCGACTCCGTCAATTACAACGGCGCGATCAACACCGCCGCAATCCAGCAGACTGTGACCGAGCAGACGCAGAAGGTCCTCGACACAATCACCGGCAACCGCATGGCCGACATGCAGAACCAGATCAACCAACTCCAGCTGTCCCAGGCGATGTGTGGTGTGGTACGCTATCCCAACACCTTCGCCTACAACGCCGGCCCGAGCCCGTTCTGTGGTAATGGCTGCTGCGGTACGGCAAATATCTAAACGAACATTGATCGATAAGGCATTTTCGCCTGGGCAAGATAGGGGCATGGCTCAGGCCGTGCCCCTATTTCAATAGAAAGGACAAATCATGTCGTGCAAATCCGCAATCTACACCGCCGACCCGTCTAGTACCGTGCTCACGCTGTCTACGGCTGCCGGTACGGCTATCCCGCTCGGTACGACTATCCGCCGTTTCGGCTGCAATGCCGTCCTGTCGGGTAACGGTGTCCTGCTTAAGGGCCAGGGCTATTTCGATGTCGACGCCAGCGTCACGTTCACGCCTACCGCCGCTGGTGCATATACCGTCACGCTGTTCAAAGACGGTGTCGCCGTGCCCGGCGCCACGCAGACTGTCACTGCGGCAGCCGCGGGCACTGTGTCGGTCAATATCCCAGCAATCGTGCGTAACCAGTGCTGCGACAGCACCTCGACGCTTACGCTCGTGATCACCACTGCGACCGTTCCGGCGACTGTCACGATCGACAATACCGCGGTCGTCGTCACGAAGATCTAATGACAGAATAGGAGTTCTGGCGCAGTATCTCGACCAGGGCCGAAGAAAGGGATGCCTTGGCGGCATCCCTTTCGCAAAGTATGGACGAACTGAGAGGGGTAAAGATGCCTGTAATTGATGTGTTCGCAAAGGTATCTGACCACCTAATCGACGGCATGATGATGCACGAGCAGATGGCAGATTACTACAATTTCCTCGGTTTGGAAGGTTTTAAGCGACTGCATGAGTACCATTTCCTCTGTGAGACGATTTCCACGCGGCGCATCCACCGCTATTTCATCGACCACTGCAACCAGCTTTTGCCTGAGGCGAATACAAAGCACATTGACGTCATCCCCGTCGAGTGGTCGAATTTCACACGACAAGCGGTCGAATCGGAAACGAAGTCCAAGGCTGTCGAGACGGGTATGCGTGAGTGGTGTAAGTGGGAACATGAGACAAAAGAGCTCTATGCGAAGTCAGCCAAAGACCTCTATGATGCAGGTGAAGTCGCCGCGGCACACATGATCTGCGAACTTGTGCGAGACGTCGACTATGACTGCAAGTATGCCGACCGCTTGGCACTCAGCTTGAGTGCTGTCGATTACGACATGCAAGTCATCGTGCCTATGCAGCACGAGCTACACGAGAAATATAGGAAGAAGCTACATGACGTCGGAAAGAAACTCAGTTAGGGGTGAATAGAAATGGTGTCGATTGAGACCATCGAAGAGGAAATCCTTGACCTGGAGAAGCGTGACACGTCTTATGCCGTATGCGAAAGGCTGGCGTGGCTGTATACCGTTCGCGACCACCTCAAAAAGCCTACTGTAGATGCCACGGTGATGGAACAGCGCATCACTGACGAGCTCACTGGGTCTGAATTCCTGAAGGCTGCGTCCAATGTGGACTATGCGGCACTCATGGGAGTACTCGACAACCACATGTCGTGTATTAAAGCCGTCTGCCCGAAGGAATACGACGCAGTCATGTCGCAGATCCACGCGCTACGGTAGCCATTACCTGTCAAACAGTGTCAAACACCTGTCACACTCCGAAAAGGGCCAGTGTGACAGGTGTTTGCATTTCTACGTCGTATTTCTCATCACCTGTCAAGCTGTCAAACAACAAGGGGCCCCTATATTAGATATTTTTTATCTATATATCTAATAGGCCTTATATAGATATAAAAAGTCAAATTATCTAAGGATAGGGGATAAAACTGTGTGACAGTGTGACAGGCGGCGAGAAATACGACGTAGTGATGCGACTTGCTGTCAAATAGGCCCAAAATCAGCAGTGTGACAGGTGTTTGACAGTGTGACAGGTGTTTCGAAAAAGTTATAAATACTTAGATAAATTGAAAGAAAACGTAGTATAATGAGGTTCGCCGATCGAGGGAGGTGAAAGATGAAAAGCCTATTTGAAACAATTCGCGAGTTCGGCGATACGCAAAGCGGGCTCGCGCGAATGCTCGGCATCACCGAATCCACGTTGTCGTGGAAGATCAACGGCAAAGCCGAGTTCAAGCAGTCGGAGATAAAGGCTATTGCCGACCGGTACGACTTGACGGGCGAGGAAATCAAGTCGATGTTCTTCGCGTAATGGGCCTGTTCGCTTACCAGCAAGCAGCCCTTGACCGTGTCAGCGGTAAACGCAATTGCGCGTTCTACCACGACATGGGCCTAGGCAAGACGTTCACCGGTGCCGAGAAGTTGATGTCGGACAAGTGTTGGCATTTGGCCTTGGTCGTATGCCAGAAGTCTAAAGTGGCCGATTGGGTCGACCATTTCTCGAGTCATTACAACATCGCCGTCCTCGATTTGACCACGCCAGACGGCATGGCGAATTTCGAGTTGTCGATGAGCTACCCAGACCTGCCGGATGCCGTCGGCGTGATCAATTACGACCTGCTGTGGAGACGCCCTAAACTTCAGGCATTGAAGTGTTTCGCAGTGATGTTCGACGAGTCGTCGCTACTGCAGAACAAATCATCGAAGCGTACTAAGGCAGCGATGAAACTCGCCGACAGGGCGAATGAGCTCATTTTGTTGTCGGGCACGCCAGTCGATGGCAAATATGAACGACTGTGGACGCAGTTGAATATGCTTGGTTGGCGTATCGACGAAAAGCTGTTTTGGCGGCAATACGTCGAATCGGAGACGACGATGCGTGAGGGTTTCCCGATTACTAAGGTGACGGGTTACAAGAACGAGGAGAGGCTGGTACGCAAGATGAAGGAGCTCGGTTGCGATTTCCTCAAGACCGACGACGTCATCGACCTGCCTGATCAGCGTTTCATTCGTATCGACGTGCCGATGAGTGAGTATTACCGCAAGTTCGCCAAGGTGAACATTATCACGGCATTCGGCCGCGATTTCGTCGGCGACACTGTGTTCGGCGACCTCACGGCTAAACGCCAATTGGCGGCTGCGTATTCGCGCGCCAAACTCGAGGCGTTCGGCGATTTGCTGGACGGCACGAGTAAACGGCTCGTCGTGTTCTACAATTTCGACGTCGAGCTCGAAGGGCTCACGGCGGAGTTGGAGAAGCGGTACAGGTCGTATGGCGTGCTCAACGGCAAGGCACACGATTTGTCGCCGTTTTTCGATACCGACGACGGGGTCGCGCTCATTCAATACCAGTCTGGTGCCATGGGCGTGAACCTGCAGCAAGCCGATACGTGCGTCTATTTCTCGCCGCCTTTGGCATCGTCGCTCTTCGAGCAGTCGAAGAAGCGTATCCACCGCGTCGGCCAAGACAAGCCATGCACGTATTACGAGCTGGTATCTAAAGGCACTGTCGAAGAGAAGATCTACGATACGTTGGCTATGCGACGCGACTACACTGAGAAGCTGTTTGCCATGGGAGGTAACTAGTTGGCAGGGGAAAAGAACTTCGAGAATCGCGTGAAGCGATGGCTTGAGTCACAAGGCGTATGGCATGTCAAGTTTTTCGCCAACCGCAACACACGTGCTGGCGTGCCGGACATTTTGGCATGTATCAACGGCCGTTTCGTCGGCATCGAGCTCAAAGGCCCAAACGGCAAGCCGTCGCCGCTGCAAGTCTACCACTGTGGGAAGATTACGGAGAGCGGCGGTATAGCAGTCATCGTCTGGCCGGATGATTTCGCCCAATTCAAACGGCTAGTATCACGCTTGAAGGAGAAAGGAGGAAACTGCGATGTTCAAGACCTCATATTCGAGGGTAGGTACCTTCACCCAGTGCCCGCATAAATTCAAACTCAACTATGTCGACGGCCTTGAAGTGCCGTTCAACTGCGATGCTGCTAACCCGCTTGTGATCGGCACCATGCTACATGAGTGCATCGAAGTCGGTGTCGACGAGGCCATCGCGAACTACAAAGCCGCGTATCCCGTCATGACCGATTTCATGGAAAACGAGCTCATGAAGATCCGCGTGCTCGGTTCCCGTGCGCGCGAGCTCGCATGGGGCATGTTGGACGACGATACCGACCCGGTGTTCGAGGTGAAAGTCGAGGACGACAGCGGTTTTGTCGGGTTTATCGATATGCTCATCCCGCGTGGCAAGGGCCTATGGACGATGCTCGATTTCAAGTATTCGAACAACGTCGATAGGTACCTCGAAAGCGGGCAGCTCAGCGTCTACAAATATTTCTACGAGAAGACGCACCCGGGTGAGATCATCCAAGACATGGCCTTCTTGATTGTGCCGAAGACGATGATCAGGCAGAAGAAGACCGAAGACCTCTATCAATTCCGCGAGCGTCTCGCCGCCACGTTGGAAGACATGTGGCCGGCGCTGTACCGTGTCCAATATGACCCTGAACAAGTTGCCGATTTCACAGTCGGCACATGCACGATGGCGAATGCCACCGAATTCCCGAAACATGAGTCGCGCCTATGCGACTGGTGTGATTACAAAGATTTCTGTTTAGGAGGAAATGATATGCTTATCCTGCCCAAGAACGAACGCCGCCCTGAGGCCGTCATCACCGAACCCGATATGTGGATCTACGCCGACAGTTACGTCGGCAAGTCGACTTTCGTCGACCACTTCGACGACGTGCTGTTCATCAACACCGACGGCAACACCCAGAACATTACGAGCCCGTTTATCCAGATTGCCGATGAGCTCGTGACCGAAGGCCGTATGAGCCACAAGGTGCTCGCTTGGTCGAAGTTCCGCGAGGTCATCGACGAGTTGGAGAAGCACGATAACAGCTTTCACGTTATCGCACTCGACTTGGTCGAAGACCTATACGAGCATTGCCGATTCTATGTGTTTGACCAGCTCGGCATCAAGCATGAGAGTGACGGCGGTTACGGCAAGGGCTGGGACATGGTGCGCACTGAGTTCCTCAGCCAGATGAAGCGCCTCAAGTCCCTCGGTTACCGCATCATCTATATCTCCAAGGAGCTAGTCACTGAGATCACGTATGCCAACGGCACGAAGGTCTCGACGTTCAAGCCGAATTTGCCGGACAAGGTCGCAAACGTGCTCGCAGGTACCGTTACTATGACACTCCGTGCCTATATGGACGAGCGTGGCCATTTCCTCCAACTCCGCAAGAACGAGAATGTCTTCGGCGGCGGCCGTATCGATTTCAAGCGCGACCGCTGCGACCTCACTGTCGATGCATTCAACGCGGCGCTGCTCGAGGCACAGGGCACGAAGGCTGATGCCGAGGTCGAGAAGCCGAAGGCACGCAAGAAGGCAGAGCCCAAGCCTGAGGTTGAGGCTGAGGCTGAGACTGAGGTTATCGGGGAGCCCGAGGTCGTCGAGGAGAAGCCGAAGCGCCGTACGCGTAAGCGCCGCGTCGTCGAAGAGTAAACAGTAGTTAACACCTGAAAGGATATATCATGGATTTCAGCAAGTTTGACAAGATGGTCGACATCGACGGCCTCAAGAAGGACATCGCCGATGCAGAGGCCAACGGTGGCGGTGCCGATTTCAAGGACGTGCCACACGGCAGTTATGAGGTCGCGATCGACAAGCTCGAGCTCACCGAGACCAAGAAGACCGGCAAGCCGATGGCGTCGTGCTGGATGAAGATCGTGAGCGAGGGCGAGTTCAAGGGCCAGCGCATTTTCATGAACCAGGTCATTACGCAGGGCTTCCAGATCCACATCATGAACGCTTTCCTCCGTTCGCTGCTGCCCGAGGGTTCTGACATCGACGTCGAGTTCACTGGTTACGCCGAGTATAACGATTTGCTGCTCGATATTGCCGAGTATGTCGACGGCAAGTTCGAGTATGGCTTGGAGTACGGCGAGAACAACAAGGGTTTCGACACTTTCCAGATCACCAATATTTTCGAGCTTGACTAGGTGCGGTAATGCTCAATTTCTACGACTTCGAAGTTTTCAAACACGACTGGATGGTCGTAGTCATCAACCCCGTCACTCACGATGAGCGCGTCATCATCAACGATGCCGACGCGCTCACCGCGCTCTACGAAGGGCATAAGCGTGAGATTTGGGTAGGTTACAACAACCTCCATTACGACCAATTTATTTTCAAAGGCATCTTGTGCGGCTTCGACCCGAAGGCGATCAATGATTTCATCATCGCCGAAGGTCACAAGGGTTGGCAGTATTCGAGCCTGTTGCGCAAGGTGTATATGGTCAACTACGATGTGTTCCACCGCAAGACCGACAGGGGCCTCAAGACACTTGAGGCGTACCTCGGCAACGATATCTGCGAGACGACGGTGCCGTTTGACATCGACCGTAAATTGACCGAGGCCGAGGTCGCCGAGACCGTGAAATACTGCCGCCACGACGTCGAGCAGACAATTGAGGTATTCATGCAGCGTAAAAGCGAGTTCGATGCGCGCATGGACCTGCTCAAGATGTTCAATTTGCCGCTGGTATACCTCGGCAAAACTGACGCGCAGCTCACGGCGATCATCCTTGGAGCCGAGCGGCCTGCACGCCCGCGTGACGACGAGTTCGACATCGTGCCGTTGCCGTGCCTCGACTTGGGACCATATGATTTCATCCGTGCGTGGTACCTCGACCCCGCGAATCAAGATTACTTCGCAGCACTCTATTTCGACATTGCGGGCTGCCCCCACAAATGTGCGTGGGGAGGCTTGCATGGCGCGATTGCGCAGTACGCTGGCGAGGGTTATTTCATCAACGTCGACGTCGAGAGTTATTACCCAGCCGAGATGATTGCACACGAATTGTTGTCGCGTAACGTACATGACCCGTCGAAGTTCAAAGGCATCCGAGACCACCGTATCGAGCTGAAGCATGCGAAAGACCCGCGTCAAAAGGCATTGAAACTCGTCGTCAACGGCACCTACGGCGCCAGCAAAGACAAGTTCAATGCACTCTATGACCCGCGGCAGGCCAACATGGTCTGCGTCAACGGCCAGTTAATGCTTATCGACCTCATGCACAAGCTCGTTCGCGATGTGGGAGCCGAGATCATCCAAAGCAACACCGATGGCGTACTCATCCGCATGCCTGACGGTTTCGATGGCGGGCCTGATGCATTTTACGACCGCGTCGACGACGTGGCGTATGAGTGGGAGCACCGCACTGGCATGGGCCTGGAATTCGATGAGTTCACCCGTGTTTACCAGAAGGACGTCAACAACTACGTCCTCGTGGCGGCAGACGGGTCGATGAAAACGAAAGGTGCATACGTCAAGAAGCTGGGGCCGCTCGACTACGACCTCGCCGTCGTCAACAAGGCGCTCGTCGAATTCATGGTGCACGGCGTGCCCGTCGAAGACACGATTGCGGCCGACGATGATCTGATCGATTACCAGCGTGTGGTGAAGGTGTCAGGTAAATATAAGTACGGCGTGCATGGGCATGAGCGGCTCACCGACAGGTGTTTCCGGGTATTCGCATCAACACGTGAGTCGGACGGCATGATCGGGCGGGTCAAGGCCGGTAAGGCCAAGCCGGAGAAGTTCGGTAACACGAGCGAACACTCGTTTATCGATAACGGCGACGTGCACGGCAAGAAGTGCCCGTGCTATTTGGATAAAAGTTGGTATATCCAACTCGCGAAAACGCGACTAGCGCAGTTTGGGGTGATGTGATGGATCGTCTATTTCTCGGTTATGTGAAACTCAACGGCAAGAAGTGTGCGCAGAAGTTGAAGGACGGCCGATACCTCACATTGGCCCAGGCGCGCAAGCTCGACGGTTACGGCGGAGTGCTGGCGCCTGAGACGATCTTCGTCGATGTCGACGACATGGCGCAGAGCGAGAAGCTGATGGACATCATCGAGGCCGAGCAAGTCGCATGCAAGGTCGTCGCGACGACACGCGGCAAGCATTTCTATTTCGTCGGCTACCCCCGCGGTATGAAATGCAAGACGCATGCACGCCTGGCCGTCGGCATCGACGCAGACATCAAAGTCGGGTCGAAAGCCACATATGGCAGCTTGAAAGTCGACGGCCATGAGCGCGACGTGATCTATGACATCGAGCCGGACGAAAGTTATGACGAGTTGCCGTGCTGGCTCAGGCCCGTGCAGTACACACCAGAATTTGGCGAGATGGAAGAAGGCGACGGCCGCAACCAAGCGTTGTTCAACTACATCTTGACGCTGCAGTCGGAGGGTTTCACGAAAGACGAGGCGCGCGAGACCCTGGCCGTCATCAACCGGTACATGTTCGAGAAGCCTATGGAAGAGCAAGAACTGAGCGTCGTCTACCGCGACGACGCTTTCGCCGAAGACGTGTTTTTCAACAAAGGCACGTTCCTGTTCGATAAGTTCGCCGAATACCTCAAGAACGAGCACCGCATCATCAAGATCGGCCATCAGCTCCATGTATACCGCGACGGCGTCTATGTGTCGGGCAATCTGCTCATCGAGAACGCGATGATCAAGCATTTGCCCATGTTGTCGAAGGCCAAGCGCACCGAGGTACTCAACTACCTCGACGTGCTCATCCAAGACGATGCACCTGCAGCCGATGCCGATTACATCGCATTCGCCAACGGCGTGTACGACCTCAAGACTGGTGAGCTCATGCCGTTCTCGCCGGAATTCGTGATCACGAACCGCATCCCATGGGAGTACGACCCGACGATTTGGTCGGAGTTCACAGACAAGACGCTGCGCCGCCTCGCCTGCGGCGACGACGGTATCTACTCATTGCTGGAGGAAGTCATCGGCTACCTGTTCTATCGACGCAACGAGCTCCGTAAGAGTTTCATTCTAGTTGGTGACAAGGCGAACGGCAAGTCGACATATCTGGACATGCTCAAGACATTGCTCGGTGACAGCAATACGTCGGCACTCGATCTGGCCGAGCTCGGCGAGAGGTTCAAGACAGCAGAGCTGTTCGGCAAGCTGGCCAACATTGGCGACGACATCGGCGACGAGTTCATCGCAAACCCGGCGATTTTCAAAAAACTCGTGAGCGGTGACCGCGTTAACGCCGAGCGGAAGGGCCAAGACCCGTTTGATTTCTCGAGTTACGCTAAATTGTTGTTCTCGGCGAATTCGATGCCACGCATCAGGGATAAGACCGGCGCCGTGCTCGACCGCATCGTGCTCGTGCCGTTCAAGGCGACATTTTCTAAAGACGACCCAGACTTCGACCCGTACATCAAGTACAAGCTCCATTCGCCAGAGGTCATGAGCCACTTGATCAATATCGGCCTCAAGGGGCTCGAGCGGGTTTTGGCAAACCGTGCATTCACGATGCCTGAGGTCGTCGTCAAGGAGATCGAGGACTACCACGTCGCCAACAACCCCGTCCTCGGTTATTTCGAAGACACGCCTGTCGACGAGGTGGTGAACGAGTCGACGGCGTTGGTATACGACTACTATATGGCCTGGGCTATCAGGAACAACTTGAAGCCGCTTGGTCAAAACGAGTTCACCCGTCAGGCCAACAAGCACTATGGCCTGACAAGCAAGACCTGCCGTGTCAACGGTAAACGCGTACGTATTTTCGTAAAGGAGTAAACCATGCCCATCATCATCGAAGGCCCTGACGGCGCCGGTAAGTCCACGCTCGCGAAGTCATTGGCCGATGCACTCGACATGAACATTCTAAAAATGACCGCCAACGGCGGCCAGTCTGTGCCGGAGTATCTGCAGAAGCTCGCATGCGACGGTGTCATCATCGACCGTTGCTGGGTGTCGGAGCAAGTGTACTCCGACCTATTCGGGCGCGAGCCGCGTATCGACAACGACGATGCCGAGGCGTTGTCGGAATTCTGCGTGCTCACTGGTATCCCGATCATCGTGCTTTTGCCGCCGCTCCATGTCGTCATCAGCCGCCTGAACGAACGCGGTGACGAGTACGCCGATGTCGTCTGCCCGAACATCGTCGAGATCTACAAGCGTTACCAGAAATGGGCTGAGGCACACGACGCCGCGATTGTGCTCGAAGACAACGACCCGACGACTGCTGTGGTGGAGGTGCTCAAATGCATGTTGTAGGCAAGTCGATGAACGACATCTACCGTCAACTCTGCGGCAAAATATCGGTGCAGGGCCAGGATGTAGCAGGCACCAAGGAACTGCTCAACAGCGGTTTCACGCTGCTCGACATCACAGATAACATTGCGACGGCCCGCACCGGTTACTCGCTTTCGTATATGTTGGGCGAGCTCGCATGGTATTTCACCGGCCGCGACGACGTCGAATTCATCTCGAAGTTCTCGTCGTTTTGGGAGCACATCAGCGACGACGGCGTGACTAATCGGTCTGCATACGGTGCCATCGTGTTCAACCGCTATGGCTTCGACCAGGTCGCACAGGTCATCGACACGCTCAAGCGCGACCCGTATTCACGACGCGCGGTCATCAATTTCAACGTGCCGAACCCAGAGCGTTTCGAGACGAAAGACGAGATCTGCACTATCGCACTCGTGTTCGAGCTTCGTGGGGGTAAGCTCGATTGCACTGGCATCATGCGTTCCAACGACGTATGGCTCGGCACGCCTTACGATGTCGTGTTCTTCACGGAGCTGCAGAAGCATATCGCGAATGAGCTCGGTGTCGGCTACGGCAAGTATACGCATTTCGCTGTGTCGCTCCATGCATATGAGAAGGACATCGACCGCGTCCGCGAAGTCTGGTGCTGCAAGCAGGCGGCGCCGCACCTCAAGCTCGACATCGAGAAGTTTTTGGCCCATATCTCGGAGATCGAACGCATCACCATGTCGTCCGACACACCGAGGCCTGCTGTCGCTGAATATTGTCTCAATAACGCCATCGTCGTGGAGGTAAACGATGAAGATTAAAATCAACCGTATCGTCGAGGATACCGGCATCAAGCTCCCGGTCCGTGCGCATTATAACGACGCCGGCGCCGACGTCTACACCACTTTCGGTGAGACCCTGAAGCCGCACGAGACCCGTCGCATCCCGCTGGGTTTCTCGCTCGAGCTGCCCGACGGCGTCATGGCCTGCGTGTTCCCCCGATCGGGCATGAGCCTCGAAGGCCTCGTCTGCGAGCTGCCGCCGATCGACTCCGGCTATACCGGCGAGGTGCATGCGATCGTCACCAACTTGACGGACAAGCTGAAGAAGGTGCCAGGTGGCACACGCATCGGCCAGCTCGTCGTCATGCCCATCGTGTTGGCCGACTTCGTCGAGCAGTTGGGCGAGGAGAGGGGCGACGGTGCTTTTGGGTCGACCGGAGAGGCCTAGTAAAGCCGAGTATTACCTCGACATCGCGCTCGCTGTGGCGGCCAGGTCGACGTGCCTGCGCCGCCGTTACGGCGCCGTGGTCGTGGCCAACGACGAGATCATCGCGACAGGCTACAACGGCGCCGCGCGTGGTGACGTCAACTGCATCGATACAGGCATATGCCATCGCTGCGGGCACGGGCATAACGACGGCGATTACGGCTCATGCCCGGCGGTACACGCCGAGATGAACGCCATGTTGTCGGCCTCACGCTCTGAGATGATCGGCGCGACGCTGTACTTGGCTGGCGTCGACCTCGAGACAGGCGAGCGCATCCCGGCTGATGAGATCTCACCATGTCCTGTGTGTATGCGCATGATAGGCAACGCCGGTGTCGATGTCGTCACAAGTGCATAGTAAATAGAAGAACGCCCCAGACGCTCAATTGCATCTGGGGCGTTCTCCTCACAAAGGAGGAAGGTGCGGTGGCCCAAAACCGCACCTCCTATTTTATCACACGTAATGTTATTAGGCGTTGACCCACTTGAGTGCGTTCTTGATGCAAAGCGGCTTGTTCACATTTTCAAACTCTTTACGGCAGATCAGTTTCCATGCGCCGCGATTGGTAGCCTTAAAGCGGCAGTAGTGCACGCAATTGTCGTCGAGGACGATTTTCACGCGGCGGCCGCAACCGATGATCTCATAAGCCTCATTGAACGGCTGGGCGAACTGGACGTGCTCGAGCTTGACTGCATCGTCGAAAGTCTTAATCATGGTGTTTCCCTTCCTCGTGGTTGACAAGATTATATTACCTGGTAACTACCTGAAAGTACATACTTATTTTCAAATAATTCAAAACAGTTTCGAATTATTTGAAAATAAATATGTACATGAGCGCATGCACGTGGGATAATGACCTTGTCAACCAGAAGGAGGAGCAAAATGAAGCCCATCGAGATCACCAAGCAGGACCAGTTCGGTTACGAGCGTACGTTCGTTATCCGCCACGACGAAGCTTGCGGCAAGGTGTTCCTCGCCGAGATCGACCCCGATTTCGGCTTCGAGTCGTTCCGTGGCGTGTTCGGTTCCATCGAGGCCGCACTCGACCGCATTGAGACGTTCATCCACTAAATGAAAGGAAACACCATGAAGAACACCAAGCACCAGCCGAGTCGCAATGAGGTCATTGAACGCGGCGAGTACCTCGGTTGCATTGAGTACGAAAGCGGTGCCGCTGAGCAGCACTTGGTCCTCGACGGCATCGTCTTCGCCGAGACTTGCAACGCCGACGGCTACCGTGCCGGGTTTCGTTGTCTCGGCAAGGCGTCTAAGGTTTTGAAATAGAAAGTGAAAGGAACAACCATGGCAGAGGTAACGTTCACTGAGAAAGAGCTCGGTTTCATCAACGAGTGCGCGATCGACAAGAAGGGCGTGCTGGTCGAGATGCCGGCGAACCCGTTCCCGTCGTTCTACCGCAAGGGCGTCATCGCCAAGAAGGGCGGTGCCCTCACGGTCACGAAGGACTTCCGCGACATGTTCTGCCTCGACGGCCAGGTCGTGCATATCGACCTCACCAAGGCCGAGGGCGAGCCCGAAGACGGTGGCAAGAAATTCAAGTACGGCGAGACCGGCGACGTGATCATCGAGGACGCGCCTGTGGATTACGCGGGCTTCCGCCAGGCGATCACCGCCAACCTCCGTGACCGCCGTACGAATGGCATCGACGAGTTCCAGCTGATCGACAAGGCCGTGCAGGTGTATGACGCCGCACGCGAGGCCAGGGCTGCCAACGGCGACGAAGGCACCCGCTCTGAGCACACGATAGTCGGCAGCCGCAAGCACTGGCGTTACGATTTGGCCGATACCGTGTCGGCATACTTCGGCGTCGGCATGGAAGTCGACAAGCGTGAGATCGTGTTCACAGGCGACCTGTACATGGCCGGCGCGGCTGAGCTCACGTTCGAGTACCTGTTTAAAATCGGCAACCGCCGCGCACAACGCTGCTACGACAAGCGCCTGTTCGCCGGCGAGCCCACGGTCGGCGTGTATGCCGAGAAGGCCGCGGAGTTCATGGCCGAAGTCGAGAAGCGCCTGCGGCACGAGGGCGCAGATGTCGAGGTCGACGGTGAAGTCGTCGGCGAGGTAGTCGTCGACCTCGACCATGTCGATGATATCGAGTGTGGGGGCGGAGGTTACCGATGATCACTGATACGAAAGAGATAGCCGAGCGCCTGCGTATCGAAGCCGATTACTGGCATGACTATCGCAAGGATAATGTTATTTTCAATGCGCCGAATTACCTGCTCAATGACAGTGTGCTCATGGCTTTTGGTGTCAACGGCATAGACGAGATGGATATGCCTATTTATAAGCTATTCAATGAGCTGGCAGATATTATTGATCCACAAAACGTTAAAGCATTTCGAAACTAATTTCAATTTATCGAAATATCGATGCGCTGAAAGTAGTACAATGGCCTTACCGACCAGAAGGAGGAACAAATGCCTGAGTATATCGTTTTCGTCATGCCGCCGGAGGACGAGGATGCCGAGCCGTTCGACATCCCGGAATGGAGCTACGACGACGCAGCCGCAACGGCAAAGCGTTACCGCGAACGTGGCTGGAAGGCGTGCATCATCGATTACGGCACGCCGTTCGTGTGGTGGCGTGCCCAACACCCATTCCGCCCGACGATCGACGTCTTGGCGCGTACATACGACGAGGCCTGCATCAGGGCACGCGCCATCAGTGAAGACTACAACTGCTTCCAGAGGGAGGAGTAACGATGCGCGATTTCGTCTACACCGCATTGACCGTTATTGGGATAGCCGCCACGGCCGTCGCCGCTGCGTACGCGTTCGCAGACAGGGGCTATTTCGCCGTAGGCGGCGAATATGCGTTCCTGTCCCTGCCCCTGCTCGGCATGTGCATCGAGTATATGGTCAGAGACCGATGAGAAGGGAGGCATCATGCTGATCGGTGACGTGAAGCCGTTCAAATATGTCTACGCAGACGATCGGCAGCAATTCACGAGGCCGCTCGAGGAGGCTGCAGAGTTCTTCGTCGCGTGGCATTTCTGGATACAGCGCCGGGACAACCAGAGGTATTCGGCGAAGGCGCGCGACAAGATGCTCGACAAGGCCGCAGATGTAATCCAAGCGGTCGTCAACTGCGTCGCATCGGTCGGCATCGACGATATGTCGGAGCTGATGGGGCGTTGCGAGAAGCGTAACATAAAGAGGGGTAGGTATTGATGCAGGTCGAAGTGGTCGTAGCCATGGAGCGGAGGCCAGTCACTGTGCACGGGCATGCCGGCAGCCTGATCGGGTGGTTCCAACGAGGCGGTTTCCTCGGGAACGACCAGAAGCCCGTCGGGCTCGTCGAGTTCGCCGACGGCACGGTCGGCGAGTACGAGGCGAAGGAGGTGCGCTATGTCGACCACATATAACTGTGTGCATTATGACCGGGACCTCATGCGCTCGTGTATATACGGGCTCGCAGTCGGTGATGCCCTCGGCGTGCCGTATGAGTTCTGCGGGCGCAATACGTTCGAATGCACTGGCATGGCGGATGGTGGCACACATGGGCAGCCTGCCGGCACTTGGTCCGATGACACGTCGATGGCCTTGTGCATATGCTCGAGCGTCAAGCGGCTCGCGTATATTGACACTGCCGACATAGCTTACAGGTTTCGCCAATGGCTGGAGCACGGTGATTTCACGTGCGACGGGCGCGCGTTCGATGTTGGCGCGACATGTCGGAAGGCGATCTCAACTGGTGTATCCGGGAAGTCATACGACGACTGCGGCAACGGCTCGCTCATGAGGACGGCACCGCTCGCAATGTTGGACCATATCGAACCCTATGATATACGCGAGGTCTCGGCAATCACCCATGCGCACCCTGTGGCCGAATGGTCATGCGTCACGCTGTGCGACATGTTGCGGACTATCCGCAATGTCGGTACGCCGGCGAAGGGCGACCTCTGGCATAGATACGGGTACATCGCATCGAGGCCTGTCGAGGCAGTCAAAAGCGACGGCTATTGTGAGCACACGCTCGAGGCTGCACTCTGGTGTTTCCTGAACACGTTTTCATATGCCGACTGTGTGCTCGCAGCCGTCAACCTGGGCGACGACACAGACACCACTGCGGCAGTGGCCGGTGCCATCGCAGGCGTGTATTACGGTTTTGGGGCAATCCCGCCGAAGTGGGTCGGCCAGCTGCGTGGCAAGGCCGTAATTGACCAATGTATTTAGAAAGGATAGACGATGATTGACGGGTATCTATTGAACACGCGTGTGTTCAATAAGGTAAATGACGATAAGCGTCAAGCGCTCAAGCCGCTCGAGGAGGCAGCCGAGGTCTTCGGGGCGTGGCAGGAGCTGAATAGCATGCGCAACAGCCCGTTCCTGTCGGCTTGGAGGGATATGCGCGACTGCCTCATCGACGAGTGCATGGACACCGTGCAGGCAACTGCCAACCTGCTCGCGGCAATCGGCGCAACGCAAGGCGAGGTCGACGCCGCCATCAAGCGCATGGATGAGCGGAACGGGGACAGAGGCAGGCTTTAGAAAAGGCATGAGGGCGTGGATGTAATCACGATATACAGGCGGCGGGGGTTCGACCGCCCGCGCTACGAACGCACCCGGTTCGATTCCGGGCAGTTGAAGCGAACTAGGCTGGGAACGCGTGGTCGAGCGCGGGAAGGCTATTGGGATGCTGAAGCTCGGCAGTGTGGGCACTGACCCCGAGCCCTTTTAAATTGCGCGACAATGGAGGAACATCAATGACAAATATCGAATTGCCTAAAGACGCTGAGGGGCGCGAGATTCCATTTGACACTAAAGTGCTGTATATAGCATCTGGTATCGAAGTACGCGTAGACGACTTCGTTTATGGGTTGACAATTCACGTAAGTGAATCTGCTTACAACGCTGTTTCGGAAAAGTGGCGCGTTCATTCCGGATGCAATGTGTTTAACGCAGACCAACTTTACCTCATCGAACCTGACAGCTTGAAGAGGCTGCTTGGAGACTTGGACAGGGCAGCTAATGCAAAGGGGTTCGGGTGTTGCGCTTATGTCGACAGAAGTGAACGCGATTGCTCATCGTGCATTGCCGCAGGTGACAAGGCGTGCACACAGCCTATCATGCGCGACATCGCGTCCCGTATCCGTGAACTAGTGGGTGAAGACGAATGATTATCGAATTACCCAAAGATGCCGATGGGCGCGAGATTCCATTTGACACTAAAGTGCTGTACGACAGGTACGGTTTTAAGGACAACGTGAAGTCGTCTATATATGTTGTCAGTACTTATACAGGTACTGGTACATGGCGAGTGAAATTCACAATCGGCACTTCGCTGTTCGCTGTAAGCGATATGCATCTCGCCGAGCCCGACAGCTGGGAGAAGTTAGACGAAGACCTGCACGCGATCGAGGTTTGCGGAGATTCTCCCGACCTCGAAGACCCTGTGCGTGCCTACGCGCACAATATCGGTGAGAAGTGCGCCGAATGCAAGCTCTACGCAGGGGATTGCACTATTGATATGTGCAAAGACATCCTCGACCGTATCCGCAAGCTGAGGGTGAGGGGTGAAGGCAAATGACGACAATGAAACCGTGCCCGAAATGCCATTCGACCGAGCACCTGCACATTGAGATAACCGATGACAACTCAACTGCCAGTAGGTCTGCCAAAGCAGGATGTACGGAGTGCCACACATTCGCGCAGATCGACTATGTGCTCACAATGCAGTGTGTCGATGAGTGCAGGCCGAGTGATATGCAGTTGACGCGCGAGGTCATCGAGCGATGGAATGAGCATTGCGACGATTGGGAAGGACTGTTCAATCATGACTGAGAAAACATGCGCCGTATGCGCCGCGTGCGCCACATGCCCCAACTGCGGCAGGCAGATCGATTTCCATGCCGGGCACATCGACAACGGCCGCGTGTTCGTCTGCGAGAAGGGCAAGCCACTCATGCGCGAGGTCAAATACCGTTGCGGGTGTTGCGACTCGGTGATCATCTTCATCGAGAAGTGCGAACCGGAGGTGACGGGGCGATGATCGAGAACGAGCCGATCAGCGGGTACAACCTGCCGCCGGGGTGCCTCGACGACGACATCGACCGTGCGTACGGAGGCGAGAGGCGCTATTGCAGCGAATGCAGGCATTGTATCGAATCGGACGAACTGGACTGCTGCATCTGCGCACTCACGCTGGCCGATGCGATGGCGCAGCTCAAGGGCACGCAGAGGTGGTTGCCGAACTACATCATCGCGGCGGTCGAGGACGCCGTCACGAACGAAGGCGACTGCTGCCCCGAATTTGAGGAGTGAAGGCAGCGCAGGAACGTATCAGAGAATGATTCTAGCATATGTAGAAGGCGCAGTTTTGGCTTAGTGCGTATGCTTGCAGGGCCCCGAGGCAGATATTCGCCTCGGGGCATTTTTCATGTCTCGGGGTCAAAATTGGCACTTTTCGATTTATTCGCGTGGTTGACAGGTAGTTGATGGCGAAACGCGACGTAGGTGGGCGTGTGGATCGGCTTGGTGCAAGTTACTGTCACACTGCCTGTCAAACGGCTTTTGGGCCAGTGTGACAGGTAGTAGGCATCAAAACGCGACGTAGATTGATTGTTGGGTACCCAAGTGTCACACTGGCAAACAGCAAGCCGCCCCTATATTAGATATTTTCTATAGGTATATCTATCATTCGATAAATATATATTTTCAAAATATAGGGGTATAGGGGCGCATGCCAGTGTGACAGTGTGACAGGTAGTTGTAAACACATGCGTCTACATCGCGTTTTGTCGATACTACCTGTCACACAGTGCAGATAAATCGAAAAAAGCGGTGTGACACGTGTGTGACACCAGTGTGACAGGTAGTCGAGGGCGTATATGTTGACCTCGGTAAACATTTGAAGGCGTTTCGATTTGCATGGTAGGCACTATACGTACTACCTGGAAGTCACTTGAACAGTACAGGTGAACATCGCGTTGTAGAATATAGCCAAATGGGACAGGAGGGAAGTTTTGCCTTATATCAAATTCAACAACGCCGTACAACGCAAGCGCTATTGGCTCGGCGAGGACGGCATCGAGCTGATCAACGACTGGAGGCGCCGAGGGCTGTCGGTGAGGGCGATCGCCGAAGACAAGATCGGGATCACGCACAACACACTCGCGAAATGGCGCCAGCAGTCGCCCGAGCTGGACAAGGCGCTCACCGTCACCGAGGACCTCGTAGACGGCCAGGTCGAGGGCGCGCTGCTCAGGCGTGCGCTGGGGTACGACTATTTCGAGGAGACATGGACGCTCGACCGAGATACTGGCCGGGAAGTGTTGACCAAGAAGGTCAAGAAGCACGTGCCGGCAGACGTGAAGGCCATCGCCATGTGGCTGTTCAACCGCCGCGGTGACGCCTGGCGCTCGATGCAGCCCCAGTTGCCTGCCGACGACGGCGACGTCATCGATGTCAAGAACGTGCTCGTGCAGATCGAGGAGGCGGCAGATGGAGATAAGGCTGACGCGTAAGCAGGCCGAATACGTTCGCGAGGCGCACCACCGCTGGAACCTCGCAACAGGCGCGGTGCGTTCCGGCAAGAGCCACCTGGCAGTGCAGTACACGATCCCCGATAGGCTGATCAAGCTGCGCGGCAAGAAGGGATTGGCACTGATCTTAGGAGCCACGAAGGAGAACATCGAGCGCAACGTCCTGACGCCCATGCGTGACATGTGGGGCGACAAGTTCGTAGGCGACATCAACGCCCGCAACTGGTGCGAGGTCTTCGGCGAGCGCGTGTACTGCATTGGTGCCGAGAACGCCGGCCAGGTCTCGAAGCTCCGAGGCTCCGAGGTCAAGTTCGCATATTGCGATGAGATCTGCGACATCCACCCGGACGTGTTCGAGATGCTCAAGAGCCGCCTGAGCCTGCCGTACAGCGAATGCCATGGCGCGTGCAACCCCGCAGGCCCCACGCATTGGCTCAAGCAGTTCATCGACAAGGGCGAGGCCGACCCCGGTATCGATATGTTCGTGCAGAGGTACACGATCGACGACAACCCGTTCCTGCCTGCGGCCTATGTCGCCGGCCTCAAGGCGGAGTACCGCGGAACGGTGTACTACGACCGATACATCAGGGGCCTGTGGGCGAAGGCCGAAGGCCTCGTGTACCCCAACTGGAAGGATGCCCAGGAGCCGACATGGTCGCCTGCGAAACCGGAAGACGTACGCGGCTACTGCGTGAGTGTCGACTACGGCACGCAGAACCCGTTCCATGCGATCAAGTGGCTACTCGATTCCGCTGGGGTCTGGCATGCGGTCGGCGAGTACCGCTACTCGGGACGTGAGGAAGGCAGGCAGAAGACCGACCCCGATTACGTCAATGACCTAGTCGTGTTTACGGACGACGCCCCGGAGGACACCGATGTCGAGGTCATAGTCGACCCGAGTGCATCGTCGTTCATCGCGCAGCTGCGGAAGCGCGGAGGGTTCAAGGTGAGGAAGGCCGACAACGATGTCGGGGACGGCGTGCGGGATACCGCGAGCGCGATGCAGTTGGGGCAGGTCAAGATCGGCGACACACTCACCGAATTGGCGCGCGAGTTCTGCGGCTATGTATGGGATGATAAGGCAGACCAAGACAAGCCTGTCAAGGTCGACGACCACGGCATGGATGCGCTGAGGTATTTCGTGAGGACAAAGCGCGTGTACAAGCCGCGTGACATGGTATACGAGTCGCCGTTTATGGGCGGCGCAGACGAGGGGCCTAGGAGGTTCGCATTATGAGATGGGACGAGGTACGCGACGACAAGTCGCGCATGCTCACGTACCAGGACTTCGTGGAGGCGGGCGACGCCAACCGCGAGGGCTTCGTACTGGAGGCGATCGAGCGGCATAAGTCGGGCAAGGCGTACCGCACGGCGCGTATGGCCGATGCGTACGACCGCCAGGAGAACACGACGATCAACACCTATGTGCAGAAGGTCTTCGACATCACCGGTTCGAAGCTCGTGGACTTCACCGCGAGCAACAACAAGATCGCCAGCAATTTCTTCCACCGCCTGAACACCCAGCGCACGATGTACTCGCTCGGCCAGGGCGTGTCTTTCATCGATGTCGACGAGGTGGGTAAGGAGGACACGACCAAGGAGAAGCTCGGCAAGCATTTCGACCACGACCTGCGCACGCTCGCATACGATGCGCTCATCCACGGCGTGTGCTTCGGCTTCTGGAACCTCAACCGCATGTTCGTGTTCCCGTTGACGGAGTTCGTGCCCCTCTGGGACGAATACGACGGCACACTCAAGGCAGGCATCCGCTTCTGGCGTATCGATAGCTCGCGCCCGATGCAGGTCGTGTTATACGAAGCTGACGGCTACACCCGTTACCAGAGCCGCCAGGATGCGAACGGCGTCACGAACGAACGCCTCGAGGCGGTCGATGAGAAGCGCCCGTATATCGAGAAGACGAGCTATACGCCGGCAGACGGCATCGAGCAGGTCATCGGCGGCGAGAACTACTCGGCATTGCCCGTGGTGCCGATGTGGGGCTCGAAGCTCCACCAATCGACGCTCGTGGGCATGCGCCAGGCGATTGACAGCTACGACCTCATCCGCAGCGGCTTCGCGAACGACCTCACCGACTGCGCGCAGATCTACTGGCTCGTGTCGAATGCGGGCGGCATGAGCGACAAGGACCTGCAGAAGTTCCTCGACCGCCTGAAGATCAACCACGTCGCGCTCGTCGATTCCGACGACGGCGGCAATGCGCAGGCGTATACCCAGGAGATCCCGTATGCCGCACGCCAGGCGTACCTGCAATCGATCCGCGACGGCATCTACGAGGACTTCGGCGCACTCGACGTCCACACTGTGGCGGCTGGTGCTACCAACGACCACATCGACGCGGCGTACCAGCCCATGGATGAGGAGGCGAGCGATTTCGAATACCAAGTCTCCGAGTTCGTGCAGCAGCTGCTCGCCCTCATGGGTATTGAGGATGCGCCCGTGTTCAAGCGCACCCGCATCAGTAATCAGAAAGAGCAGGTAGACATGGTCATGAGCGAGGCGCAGTACCTCGACCACGAGACGATCTTGCGCAAGCTGCCGAACATCTCACCCCGTGAGGTGCAGCCGATCTTGCAGAGGCTCGAAGACGAGGATCAGGACCGCATGGGCAACCTGATGGGTGCTGCCGCTACCGGTTTTACGAGTGATGATGACGGTGACGAATGATCACTAGCGGATCTTGCGAGCGATCGAGAGGGAGCATGACGCCTTTCGTTTGATGTAGAAAGGTGTCATGCTTGACCTGAAACAGGCGAAGTATGCAAAGGATAAACAATGGCAGAGTGTCAGGCACCATTTGGAATATCAGACGGCAAGCGTAGCTATCAACTCAAAAATGGCGAATGGCATGCGGAAAATTACAAGCCGAAGAACGGTACAGGCAAGAAATTTGCGGTTAAAGCTGCTAAGTTGCAGGCCGAGGCACAGGTCAAATTGCTCGAGAAGCAGGCGCAGGAGCTGCAGGAGAAGCTGCAGCTCACCTACGCCGATGCGATCGACGGCATGACATCGCGCATCGAGACCTCGCTCAAGGAGTTCGCGGCCGATGATGCGAAATGGCAAGCTGATGTAGCCGCGGGCAAGAAGGACGCGAAGGCATACAAGGCCTGGCGCAAGGACCAGGCACTGCACAACGACCGGCTCAAGGCACTTAAGAAGGCATTGACACAAGACCTCACTGCAGCCGACAAGATGGCGATGGCGTACGTCAACCAAGTGCCGGCTGGCGTGTATGCGGAAGGCATGAACTTCGCGACATACGAGATCGAGCACGGCGCGAAGGCGAACACGTCTTTCACGCTGTACAACAAGAACACCGTCATGGAGCTCGTCGCGAATGAGCCCGACCTGCTCCCGCAGGCTGCATTCGATAAGGCGAAAGACACTGCCTGGAACAGCCGCCACGTCACGTCTGCTGTGACACAGGCCGTGCTGCAGGGCCAGACGATCCCGCAGCTCGCCACATCGATCGCCGGTATCGCCGCCATGGACCAGCGCGCCGCGATGAAGGCAGCGCGTACCGCCATGACGAGCGCGCATTCGCTCGGCAAGCTCAAGGGCTACGAGCGCGCTGCCGACATGGGCATCGATGTCGAAAAGCAATGGTTGGCGGCGCTCGACTCACGCACACGCGGCAGCCACCGCCACCTCGATGGCGAGGTAGTCAAGCTCGATGCCGAGTTCAGCAACGGGCTGAAGTACCCCGGTGACCCTGACGGCCCCGGGTCTGAGGTCTACAACTGCCGCTGCACGCTCGTACCAGTAATCGGTGATGTGGAGTATGACGAGGTCGAGCGGGCAAACAAGCTCGGCAGTATGAGTTATGACGAGTGGAAGAACGAGCATGAGCCCAAGCGGACAGGAACGCATAAGTTCTCCAAAAACATCAAGTGGATACAAGGCAATGCCGACCTGGAGATAACAGAAGACCCAAGCGACATGTCATGGATAAACGAGGCCGCTAGGAGCAAGTGGGAGCAGGACACCGAGAGGGTTAAGACATACAGCGATTTCGAAAGCTACCTCGGAGATCGCGGTATCGAGTTGGACACTACGTCTGAGACGCTGAAGACAAAGTTTTACGACCGTAATATGCCGAAGGTAGTCAAGAAGCAGGTGGATCAGATAATGGCCGCCCTCGACAACTATGATGAGATAGGTGGTATACGTGGTCTAAAGAAGTTGCATCTCTATGACGACTCAGACAACGTCACGGGTCAGGCTGCCTATTACTATCGCGCCATTGACGAGGCCCCGTTTAGCAACGAAGAGGAAATCTATTTCAAAAATAGCAATCTTCGTATGCACCACATCATGCATGAATTTGCGCACGCCTATGCAGACAGCACTAAGCCAAAGGGGCATGACGTCGTGACATGGTCTGCCGAGCTCAATTCTGAGGCGATGCTCGATGAGTCACGAGGTGCCTATTTCGGGGCAGCTTCCGACGTGATCGAGGCAGAGCGCTTTGCAGATGCTATCGCTGGTGCCTTTGTGACGAACAACCCGGAGAATCGTGCGATGCTCCAAGAGTTCCTGAAGCGTGTTGCCGAAGTTATAGAAGAGATGATCTAATATGGCCGGTGATGTATTGGTAAAGCAGGACAACACCGAGCAAGTAGTCGACGGCATCGATTCGGCTATCGGCGTCGCGCTCGAGAAGATCGGGCTTTTGGCTGAGAACTATGCGGCCAAGAAATGCCCGGTCGATACCGGCAACCTGCAAGGCTCGATCACACATGAGGTGGATGCCGACGACAACGCCGTGTACATCGGCACTAACGTCGAATACGCGCCGTACGTCGAGCTCGGCACTTCGCGCCAGAAGGCGCAGCCTTTCCTGAGGCCTGCGGCTTCCGAGCACGGCGCACAATATCGCCAAGTGCTGAAAAAAGCCCTCGGTGGCAATAGTTAACCTGGTATTATTTATATTAAATGCGCGAAGCAATGCGCTATACAGTATGGGGTCGAAGCATGTGCCCCAGAGTCCGAAGGAATGGAGCGAACACCATGGCACTTACCCGCAAACTCCTCCGATCCATGGGGATCGAAGACGAGAAGATCGACCAGATCATCGACGCACACACTGAGACCGTCAACGCGCTGAAGGACGAGCGCGATGGGCTCAAGGATGCCGCGGACCGACTGAAGAAGGCCGAGGCGGAGCTCGAGGAGCTCAAAGCCAAGCCGGCAGACGGTTACAAAGAGAAGTTCGAGAAGGAGCACGCCGATTTCGAGGCGTTCAAGGCAGACACAGCTAAGGCTGCCGCCGACCGCGAGAAGAAATCGCTGTACCGCAAGCTGCTCACCGATGCAGGCGTCGACCCCAAGCGCATGGACGCCGTGATGCGTGTCGCCGACCTATCTAACATCGTGGTCGAGGACGGCGCCATCAAGGACGCCGACAAGGTCACCGAGAAGGTCAAAGGCGAGTGGTCCGATTTCATCCCGGCCACGAATACGAAGCCCGCGAAAGTCGATACGCCGCCCGCCGGCGCAGGCGACGGCGCGGCAGAACCGAAGTCGCTGGGTGACGCCCTGCGACAGAAGTACACCGAGCAGAACACTGATTAAAGGAGGCAATTATGCCTATCACCCTCGCAGAGGCCAAGGTCGGCATGGCCGACAAGGTCGACCAGCAGATCGTCGACATGTTCCGTCGATCTTCCCTGCTCCTCGACCGCCTCACTTTCGACAACGCCATCTCCCCCGGTACCGGCGGCTCCACGCTCGTCTACGGCTATACGCAGCTGAAGACGCCTTCCACTGCCGCCGTCCGTGCGATCAACTCCGAGTACACCGCCAACGAGGCCAAGCGTGAGAAGAAGACCACGCAGGCCATCATCATGGGCGGCGCCTTCGAGGTCGACCGTGTCATCCAGGACACTTCCGGCGCCATCGATGAACTCGTGTTCCAGGCCGACGAGAAGATCAAGGCCACTGCCAACTTCTTCACGAATTGTGTAATCAACGGCACCGCTGCCGGTACCGCCGGCGCCGGTAAGGCTACCGGCACTTTCGACGGCCTCAACAAGCTGCTCGCCAATTCTTCCACTGAGTACACCGCCACCGCAGACCTGTCTACCAGCGCAAATGTGACTGCTAATTACAACCAGTTCCTCGACGAGCTCGACGAGTTCATCTCCGGCCTCGACGGCATGCCCGATATGCTGCTCATGAACCGCAAGATGCTCTCCAAGCTCCGCGGTATCGCACGCCGTGCCGGTTATTACGAGTCCACCAAGGACGATTTCGGCCGTGTCGTCGAGACGTATAACGGCATCGCGCTCATGGATGCCGGCGAGTACTACGACGGCTCCAAGACCGTCGACATCGTCGCCGACACCGCAGCCGGTTCCGATACCTTCGGCACTTCCGACATCTATGCCGTCAAGTTCGGCCTCGATGCCTTCCACGGCATCTCCCCGACCGGCACCAAGGTCATCACGTCCTACATGCCCGACCTCACCCTCCCGGGTGCCGTCAAGAAGGGCGAGGTTGAGCTCGTCGCTGGTGTCGCCCTCAAGAACACGCTGAAGGCCGGCCACATGAAGGGCATCATTACCGCACCGAAGACTGCCTAAGGAGTCGATATGCTGGAGGAGTTGCTCGCAGAGATCCACAATTGGTTCGAATGCGATTACCTCGCAGGTGAGCTCACCGTCATGGACGGCGAGCTCACCCTCCCGCATGGCTTCGTCAAGCGGGGCCAGTACTACCGCATCGTCGGCAGTGTGTTCAACGACGGCCTGCACCAATACCCGACGTCGGACCTCACCGACGAGGTATTCGATGGTGAGGTGTGGGCACTGGCCGTGCCAAAGGCAGTCGTTGACATCGCGACCGAAATCGAGGCGTGGCGCAAGGCCAACCCCGACTCCGCATATACTTCTGAGTCGTTCGGTGGGTATTCGTATACGAAGGCCACTGCTTCCGACGGCATGCCCGTGCGATGGCAAGACGCATTTCGCCGACGCCTCAATCGTTGGAGGAAACTGCCGTGACGTTGATTGATACTTTCAAAGAGCCTTGCGTGCTCATGGAGAAGAAGCGCGTGAGCGACAGTGAAGGCGGGTGGACGACCACGTGGGTCGACGGTGCCGCCTTCGACGCGGCTATCGTCCGCGACACCGCCCTGGCGGCACGCGTCGCCGAAAAAGAGGGCGTATCGAACGTTTACACGGTGACTACCGATACAAATGCGCGACTCGAATTTCATGACGTTTTCAAGCGTATCAGTGACGGCCGAGTGTTCCGTGTGACTTCCAACGGGGACGATATGCGTACACCCGATGTGGCGACGTTCAGTTTCGAGCAGGTGTCGGCAGAAGAGTGGAAGCTATCATGACGCCTGAAGCTACTATCTATGAATTCTTCTCGGGCTTCTCGATTCCAGCGTATGCGGCGACATCTGTACCAGATAATGCGGAGTTCCCATATATCACGTACGAGCTCGCAGTCGATGATTTTTGGGGCGGGGAAGTCGCGTTGTCGATGGACATTTGGTACCGTGGCGACTCCGAGGCGGAGCCGAATGCGAAAGCGCGTGAAGTCTCAAAGGCACTAATTGGCTGCAAGTGTATCCCATGTGATGGCGGCGGTGTCATACTGAAAAAAGGCTCGCCGTTCTGCCAGAGCATGGGTGACACAGCAGATGATAAGATCAAGCGCCGCCATATCAATGTGACGGCAGAGTTTATCACCTCGTTTTGAGAGGACAAGTTAAATGGCTAAGTTCACACAGATCCCTACGGATACTTTCAAGAAGCTCCAGCTCAATGCCGGTATCCTCACCACTGAGTTCGACCCTGCAACTGGCGAGCTCAGTGCGTCCAACATCATCGGCGCGACGAGCGGCGGCGTATCGTTCGAGGCCACGCCGTCATTCGCCGATTTCGGCGAGGACATCGACAATTGCCCGAAGAACACTAAAGAGCTCAAGAAGCTCGACAGCTGGGAAGCCAAGATGTCCGGCTCGTTTGTGACGATGGATACGAATGTCGCGACGTCTGTCATCGGCACTGCTGCCGTTGCGAGCGACGACCAGACCAAGGTCGTGCCCCGCAACTATGTCGAAGCCGAAGATTTCAAAAACATCTGGTGGGTCGGCGATTATTCTGACATCAACGAAGACGGTTCGTCTGCCGGCAAGGCCGGTTCGTCTGCCGGCAATGCCGGTTCGTCTGCCGGCAAGGCCGGTTTCATCGCGATCAAGCTCATCAACGCGTTGTCTACCGGCGGTTTCAAGATCAAGTCCGGCGACAAGGCGAAGGGCACGTTTGAGTTCGAGTACACTGGCCACTACAGTAGCGAGAACATCGACACTGTACCGTTTGAAATCTATATCAAAGCCGGCTCGGCTGGCAAGTAGGCATAACCTGAAGGAGGAAAATTAAATGAAACTCAGTGACATCAAGGGCGACCGCGTGCTCGACGTCATCGCCGACATCATCGACCCCATCGCGAACATGGTGCAGGACAAGGACGTCGCCGCAATGTTCAAGCGTGAAGCCGTACCCGATGGCATGGAGGCGCGCGATTTCTTCGCGAAGCGCATGTGCAAGGGCCTGCCTGTTTTGCTTAAAAGCCATAAGGCCGACATCATCGCCATCATGGCGGCGATTGAGGGTGTGACCCCTGAGCAGTATGCGGCATCGCTCGATTTTCCCAAGCTGTTCACCGACGTCATGGAGCTCGTGACTGACGATGCGTTCCTCAATTTTTTATCATCGTCGGAGACGGAGAAGGGCGCAGATGCGCC